AGGTTTTTTAGTAGATTTAATATATTTACTCCACTTATTATTTTTAGGAATATATTCTCTATAAATTGAATATATTTGTTTTTTACTAGTGGGAGGGAGTTTTTGTACTTCATTTACTAAAGCTAAATAATCGGGATTCATACTAAGTACTCTGTGTACTACATAAGAATTCCATTGATCCCAATCCTCATTTGTAAAGGAATCAATGGGTGATTTCTTAGTATTGATTTCTTTTACCCAATCAAATACATTCCTCATATTAAATAAGCTCGTCTGCTAATTCTTCACGTAATTCTTTAGGTACTGAATCAGTTAATATTTTTTTAGTATTAGGGTCAAAAAACACAGGAATGGGCATTAGAGCATCTTCATTTGTACCTGTTACAAATTTAGAAACTTTACGTAAAATTACTCCTTGTTGAAATATACTTCCACCATCAAAATTATTAACAGCTTGGGTATTATTTAGGTCAATTTGGGGTTGTTGAATTGGTTGTTCCATTATTTACTATTTATTAAGTTTTGAATTAAAGACATTAAGTTTATCTCTTTGTCTATGCGGAAATTTGATTTATATAAATGTTCATTTATTAAAATAGCAGCTGTACCTTCTTTATCAGGCATATACTCTGAAGCGTTTTCATATAAGAATCTAAATAATTCTTCATAATCGTCAACTCCTGAATCAGCAATTATTTGCCTAATATTTTTGTAGTTATTTTGTTTTAACTCATCAAGCACAGAGTCCATATAACTAGATGAAACAAGTAAACTATCATCAAGTTGTAAATGGCCATCTACAGTACTTGCTTGAACCGTATTTAACATTTTACGGATATCAGGGTAATATTTGTTTACTAATTTCCCTATTGAAGGAATTTCATAACCTATATTCTCTTTATCACATATTCCTGTTATATGAACTGCTACCTCCTTTTTAGTTGGTGGAACTATTTTGAATGTTTGACAACGTGATTGAATTGGGTCAATAATACGTTCTACAAAATTACAAGTTAAAATAAATCTTGTAGTACGTGAAAACGTTTCAATTACATTTCGTAAAGAGGCTTGTGCTTGAATGGTTAAAAAATCAGACTCATCTAATATAACTACCTTTAAGGGTTTTATACTAGCAACTGAAGCGAAGCCTGATACTTTGTCTCTTATGGTTTCAATACCTCGTTCATCAGAGGCGTTAATATAAAGTGAATCACAATCTAAATTATTAACTATTAACTTAGCAAGTGTTGTTTTACCAGTACCCGCGGGTCCGTAAAATAGATAATTTTGAATATCATTTTGGGATAACTGTTTAGCTAATGTTGATTTTAAATTAGAATTACCAACATAATTATCTAAATTATCAGGGCGATATTTTTCATTTAGTAATGTATTTTCTCTAGTATTCACCATATATTGAATATCTTTTTTCTGGTTCTGGTTCCACAATTTCTTCCGTGGAAGATATGGCAAATAATTCACTTTTCAAAGGAGCTAAGCGATAATCTCCCTTAAATCCTGTTTTTACCATATATGCTTCTAGGGCATCAGTTAGAGTAGGATGGACTTGCCCATCAGGTTCATTTGCTATTAAACGCCACTTATCACCAGGCGGTACTCGCCTGGCAATAAGAACGTTATCTTCAATTATATTAATTTCAGGATTATTTGCTTTCATTTACTGAAGCCTTTCTATAATCTGTAACTAATTTCTTGATACTACCAATAGCTTTACGGGCACGTTGTGCTCCAGCTTTAGTGGTTGAATTGTGTTCCTCTACAAATGAATTGTAAAGAGTGTCAATTTGTTCGAAAATTTCTTGCTTTGTCATAATTAATTAAATTTAAATTTACATCATCCCCATCATTGGGTCTAATTGTGGTTGTTGATTATTATCTTGGGGTTCATCTACTACTGTACATTCTGTAAGTAATATTGTACCCGCTATTGAGGCAGCATTTTGAAGTGCTGTTCTAGTTACTTTAGTAGGATCTATAATACCTGATTCTTTCATGTTAATGACTTCTTTAGTCTCAACATTAATTCCGGCCCAAGTATCATTACCTGATTCTACTAATTTATATTTACCTAACATTTGTGCTTCGGTTGATTCATAACCGGCATTAACTAATATTTGGTTGAAAGGCATTCTACATGCTCTTCTTACTATCCCACTACCAGTTTGAGCTCGACTTAATATTTGTGAAGCATATAATAGAGCAACACCACCACCAGGCACAATTCCTTCCTCAATGGCAGCCTTAGTGGCGTGTAGTGCATCATCTACTCTATCTTTTCTCTCTTTCATTTCGGTTTCAGTAGCTCCACCTACATGGATAATAGCTACTCCTCCAACAAATTTTGCTAACCTTTCTTGAAGTTTCTCAATTTCAAATGGAGTTCCTGCTTTATCGATTTGTTGTTGTAATTCTTCAATACGTGCTTCAATCGATTCAACTGTTCCTTTTCCATCTACAATAGTAGTTTGTTCTTTAGTTACAGTTACGTTTCTAGCTTCACCAAACCAATCCCAACTAAATTTATCGAGTTTCATCCCTTTATCTTTACTGAATACTTGTCCTCCAGTTGTGATAGCAATGTCCTCTAGAATTAGTTTTCTTCTGTCTCCAAAATCAGGAGCTTTTACAGCACATACCTTCATTGTACCCCTCATTTTATTAACAATCAGAGTAGCTAATGCTTCATTATCAATATCTTCTGCAATAATTAATAGTGATTTTGCTTGTGATGATACTGCTTCTAGGATTGGTAATAAATCTTTTACTTGTGTAAGTTTTTGATCTATAAGTAAAATCATAGGGTTTTCTAGTACCGATGACATACTGTTATTGTCAGTGACAAAATAAGGTGATTTAAAACCACGATCAAATTGCATCCCCTCTACAGTTTCTAAGTATGTTTCTCCAGTTCTAGATTCTTCAATATGTACTACACCTTCCATACCTACTTTATCAATAGCAGTAGCAATTAACTTACCAGTATCTACATCATTATTAGCAGATACTGTGGCGATTTGCTCTAATTGATCCTCAGATGAAATATCTTCTGCTATATCTTTTAATTTAGCTACTACTGTTTGTACTGATTTGTCAATATCACGTTTAATACTAACAGCATTTTCACCTTGAGCAACTGCTCTTAATCCTGCCTTTACCATCTCACGTGCAAGTAGAGTAGAGGTTGTTGTACCATCCCCTGCTTTATTTGCTGTTTGAATGGCTGCTTGTTTAACCAACTTGACACCTAATTCTTGTGTTGGGTTTGACAGTGAAATAGATTTAGCTACTGTTACACCATCCTTAGTGGATTGAGGTGATTCACCATTATCTATTACAACATTTCTCCCATTAGGTCCTAAAGTTGCTACTACAGCGTCTGCTAATTTATCAATACCCTTTACTAATTCTTCACGGGCATCTGTACCGAATGTAATTTCTTTACTCATTATTTATTTTTGCTAAAACTTGATTTTCGGGTCCAACATAATATTCTTCTTTATTATATGGTAATTTGGTAAAACCCATTGTAGGTAATACTACTATATCTCCTACTTTTAATTGAGTAGGTAATAATTCTCCTGAGATAGTATGTTTACCAGGCCCAACTGCAATAACTTCTCCAGTTTCATTTGTTTCTTTCCCTATATCAGGTACAATTATGTTTCCATAAGTTGTTTCTTCAACCTCAATAGGTTTTACAATAACTGCATCAAACAGTGCTTCTAATGCCATCTGTATAATTTTTAATTTGGTTACTAATTACATTATAATCTTCAATATAATCATTTATTGAAGTATAATTTTCTTTTTGTGATAGCTTTAACGTAGCTATTTTTTTTAATGCCGCATCAAATGTAGGAAAATAGGCTAATGATTTTTCATATGATTTGCCTTTTCCCTTTGTCCTAAAATGATTAGAATTAGGTGCTACATTTTCTTTTACAGTAAAACTATATTCATCTCTAGTGATGAAATAAGGTTCTAGTGTTGGGTCAGTAATGGTTTGTATTTGTTTAAATTTCTTCATATACGTGAATATACGAAAAACAATGTGCTAGGACACATTTTTTTATAAAACTTATTAATTAATTTTGAGAGATTTTAACTCTGATCC